AATCAATTAGTGAACGTGGTCCAGAATCAACATCAAATAGAAAAATTAAGTTTCTAAGATACCATGATTTTGAACATGAAATTGGATTAATAAAAAGTTTAGAAGAAACACATGATCATTTAGTAGTTACTGCTGATCTTGGAAGAAGCACAAAAGGAAATGATGCTTTTTTAGATTATCAAGATGGTATAATAACTGAACATTCAATTGGTTTTATGCTAGTTAATGATAAGATTAACATAATGGATAGTGGAGTAAGGGAGTTAAAAGAGGTTAATTTAATGGAATGTTCTGCTGTAACTTTTGGAGCGAATAGTGAAACACCTGTTTTTAATGTTTCAAAAGGTAATGAAACTGAATATCTTGAAAAGTTAAATAATCAAGTTAATGGTTATTTAAATGCCTTGAAAAATGGGAAAGGTACTGATGAAAGACTTGAACAAATAGAAAATAATTTACGAGTATGCCAACTCAAATACAACAATTTAATTAATTCACTTAAAGAGGGTAAGCCGTCTAATGACACTAATCCAATTAAGCCGAATGAAGCTAAAGAGTTCTATTTAAATTTATTAACAAACAAATAAAAAAACAATTTAAAATGGAAAAATTTGTAGAAAAATCTGCTGATGTTTTAGCCAAAATGAGTGCTGAAGAATTAGCTGGATATTACAACGCAAAAAACGAAGCAACAAGTGCTGAAATTAAAGCACTTAAAGATTCAGCAAAAAATGCAGAAGATGTTGCAGAAGAATTAAAATCTAAGATGGCAACTTTAGAGGCTGACAAATTAGAGCAAATGAAATCTTTAAACGATACTTTGAAACAACATGGTATTGCTATTAAGAAATTAAATGCACAAGAAAAAGAAGCTGGTGAAGGTGTTGTTAACACAATCGAAAAAGGATTGAAAGATAACAAAGAAGCATTATCTGGTCTTAAAGGTAACAGAAGTGCATCAGTTAGTTTTAAAGCTGCTGGAACTATGTTAATATCTAGTAATGTTTCTGGTGGTAACGTACCAGTAGAACAAAGATTGGCTGGTTTAAATGCTATTCCTTCAAGAAGAATTAGATTATTAGATGTTGTATCAAGAGGTGCTGCTGAATCAAATGTTATTTCTTGGGTTTACCAAGCTAACAAAGATGGTGCTGCTGGTGGTACTGCTGAAGGTGATCTAAAAAATCAAATTGATTTTGATTTAGTTGTTGCTTCTGAATCAGTTAAGAAAAGAACTGCATTTATCAAAGTATCAGAAGAAATGATTGATGATATTGCTTTTATGCAATCAGAAATTCAAAATGAATTAATGAGAGAGCTTTTAAAAGATGTTGAATCACAAGTTTATGAAGGTGATGGTACTGGTACTAACTTAAATGGTATTAGAACTGTTTCAACTGCTTTTGCTGCTGGTTCTTTCGCTGGAACTGTTGACAATGCAAATGAAGCTGATGTTTTAACTGTTGCAATGAACCAAATCCAGGTTGCTGATCATGACAATGCAACTTATGCTTTCGTTCACCCGAACACAATTACAACTCTTAAATTAATCAAAACTTCTTCAACTGATAGAAGATACATTGATAGATTAGCAATGGTTGCTGGTCAATTATCATTAGATGGTGTTACTTTAGTTCCAACTACATTGGTAACTGATGGTGAATACTTAATTGGTAACTTTGATTTAGCTACTGTTTATGATAAAGGATCAATGAGTATCGAAATCGGAAGAGATTCAGATGATTTCACTAAGAACCTTTTAACAGTTTTGGCTGAATGGAGAGGTTTGGTTATTGTTAAAAACAATGATAGAACTGCATTTATTAGTGGTGTGTTTGCTACTGATAAAGCAGCATTAGAAACTTCATAATTAGTTTCCTAATTTCCTTTAGCCTGTGCAGAAATGTACGGGCTTTTGGAGTTAAAAGACGTTGAGTTATGGAAAAGAAAAAAATACAAAACAAAAAACAAAAGGCAAAGCCACAAAATAAATCTATTGATTGGAGTGCTATTGGTGAAAAGGTAATGATTATTGCAATTGATCACAAACACATGGAAGAAGGTAAAGAATATAGAGTTACAAAAGAGATTGCAAAAATATTAGTAGAAAAAAAGGCTGCAAAATTAAAATAAAAAATGGGATTAGTACAAACAACAGATTTTATAGGTGAATACAAAGTTAGTCAATCAGTTTATGGTGATTTATCTTTGTACATTGAAAAGTATGAAAAACACTATTTAATGAATCTTATGGGGGCTGATTTGTATAATCTTTTTGTTGCTGATTTGACTGCAACAACACCACAAGTTCCACAAACACAAAGATTCTTAGATATTTACAACTCTTTTGATATTGATAAAGATAGTTGTATTAGATCAAGTGATGGGATGGTTAAAATGTTGGTTCAATTTATTTACTTTCATTACGTGAGAGATACAAATTATGAACAAACAGATAGCGGTGTTATGAGAACAGTATCAGAAGTTAGTTCTATTTTACCTTATAACGGCTATAATTTGATTGAATCATATAATCAAGGGGTAAAGAACTATAAAGAAATTCAATGGTTTATATGTGATGATACATCAGCTTATCCAGAAGAAAATGTACAATTATTAGAATATTCTAGTGGTATATGAGAAATTTAACATTATTAAACAATGTTGATGCTTCAATTCAAAGCATAAGCGAACCAATCAATCTTGAACAAAGAACTGATTGGGAACTTATAGTTGAATCTTCTGGATTAAATGATATTCCAAAACTATTTATTGAAAGGGGCTTTAATCCTGGTAAATGCAATCCTTTACCAAGTGATTGGTACACGTTATCTAACAAATGTAATTTAGATGGATCATTTCCAATAGATGATACTGAAATTCAGATTGAAAAAAGTGGATTTACTGCTAATTGGTTTAGAGTAAGGATAGAACCAGAATCAAATACATCTGGAAATATAACTATAAAAATACATTATAAACAATACCCTTGAAAAATTACAATTTAAATAACAGTATTGATGCTTGTGATTTAGAAGAAATTTTACAGGCTGGTAACAACATTACAATAACAAAGGTTGATGATTGCACTTTAGAAATAAGTTCAACAGGTGGTGGTTCAAGTAATGGCATAAAATACCATTTTAAATCTGGTGATAGTATAAACATACAGGATTGTGTTCAATACAACCTTTATTATAATCTTATTTTAGATAATAATAGTATCTTTACAATAGATAATGGTGGTCAATTAGTCGTTCATAATGGAGCGATAACAAACAACGGTCAGTTAGTTAATAATGGTCAAATTTTTAACACATGAGTGAATATATTATAAATCAAATAGCAGCGGCAAGTGTTCCTGATGCACCAGTTGGATCATTTACTTTATTCTTAGATACGGATGGAATATGGAAGAAAAAAGATGAAAATGGTGTTGTTAGTGCAGTAAGTCAGGCAGAAACACAAGGGTTACCAGATGTTTTAGGATTAAATAATACAACTGGAGCAAATGATATTATAATTGATCAAGGTCAAGTTGTTAAAAATGGTAAGTTTTCAATAGATTTAAATACTGGAACTGATGGAAATGCTGAATTAAAGAATGATAAAACTTCTTTAAAGATGCTTAATAATGGAAATTTCAATACAACAGTAGGAAGTTTTTTATCTGACACTCATTTTACACAAATCACGCAAACTATAACATCATTTGTTTTTGGTTTAGTTAAAAGTACTTTCTCAAAGATTGGACAAATACAGATTGCAGAAAATGATGCTGGTTCTGTATCTAGTGGTACATTACCAAACTATCCAACAATCATAACAGCACAAAATTCTAATGTTAATTCTGGAGTAATTAATTCAGTAATAAGTGGTGGTAATGGTATTATAGCAAAAACAAATAACACTAATTATTCAACACAAATTGCGTATTCAAAAGGTCAAGAGGCGTTTGAATTAATAGTTAACCACACAACACCGACTGCTGATAGATTACAAACACATCAAGATGCAAGTGGAACAATTGCACTACTAAGTGACATACCAACAGAATTAGTTTTTAATGTTGATTTAGATAGTTCTGAATCATCAGTTACTAGAGTTTTTGCAGCTGGTAGAACAACATTTACAATTACTCATAATTTAGGAACTTTAGATTTAAAACCAGAAGTTTTTAGGCTGTCAGATGGTAGAACAATAGGATGGAGAATTGAAAGAACAGGAATTAATACAATAGAAGCAAGTAGAAATGGTAATGTAGCTGATGGATTATTTAGAATTTTAATATAAATGGAAATACAGGACATAATACAAGGATTAACAACATCAGAAATTGCATCAATAACTTCTCCAGAAGAAAGAACTTTGATTGTAAATACTACTTTACAACAAGCTGTTATTTATGTTAATGGATCTTTTAAACAAGCTAGTTTTGAAAATACTGATGATATTCCAGAAGGAACAAATAAGTTTGTTACAAGTTCTGATTTAAGTCAAATAACCACTAATGCAAACAATATAAACTCTTTACAAACTAATAAAGAAGATGCATTTTCTAAAAATAGTGCCTTTAATAAAGATTTTGGAACAAATGCTGGAGATGTTTTAGAAGGAGATACGACAACAATAACACCAGCACAAGCATCAGATATACAATCTAATAATGCAAAAGTTTCATTTCCAGAAGCACCTAATGATGGAAAACAATACGCTAGAAAAAATTTAGCATGGGAAGAAGTAGTTTCAAGTAGTTCGCCAGAGCCTTTACCTATTATAACATTAACTTCAAATGATACAAGTACTACAATCTCTCAAGCATCACCAACCATTTTAGGATGGAATATTGAAAGAGAAAAAGATACTGGATTTACACATAGTACAAGTGTAAATAATAGTAGATTAACAGTTGATGAAGATGGTACTTATCAACAACTGATCAAAGAGCACAATTTGTTGGTAAAATATTAATTGATGGTGTTATTCAATCTCAACCATATCATGGTGGTTATATAAGAAACTCGGGAAGTTCTTCTGATTATTGGACTTGCGAAATTGAACCAGAACCAATAAAATTAACAGCTGGACAATATATTGAATTTCAAATCCAAATTGATTCACAAATGACAACGTCAATTACAGGAGTTTTTCAAGGTGATAGATCGAGCTGTTCGCTTTTAAAATTACAAGGTTCTAAAGGTCAAAAAGGTGATCCCGGAAGTGGTTCAAATATTATTGTTCAAAAAAATGGATCAACAGTTGGAACATTAACAGATTCAATAAATATTCTCGGTGGTGTTCCAGTAATTGATCAAGGGAGTAACAAAACAAGCATTGAAATTGGTAATTATGCTCATGCAACTGGTTTAACACAAATGCCTAGCAGCCAAATAACAGAAACTTCAATAACAACTGGGAGCATTGACAATTATAATTTAGGTAATTTTAATGTTCATTTCATAAATCCAGGCAATAGTGATAGACCGTTTAGTGGTATGGTTGCACCACCTTCTGGTGTAAATAGGATTGTTGTTATTATAAATAGTGGAACGAATGGAAAAATAAAGTTTGAAAACAATAAT